ACACATGGCTGGAACCCCAGAATACAACGCTAGTGCCCTCACCCGTGATTGGTGGGCTGGTGCTAACGCCGACCAAGACATCCACATCGAAGCCTACGAAGGCGACGTAGAGGGCTCGTTCAAGGTCGAGTCGATGTTCCGCAGCATGAACCTCACCCGCTTCAAGTCGGTGATGAACCAGTCGAACACTTGGCGCGGTGACCGCATCGGTGCGGCTGTTGTGAAGGGCCGCAAGTCCGGTGAGAAGCTGGACGGCGCCCGCATTGCGAACGACAAGTTCCTCGTAACCGTGGACACCACCTCGTTCATCCGCACCCCATTCGACTACCAAGACGACTGGACCGCTCCTGACTTCCAGTCGGAGTACTCGGCTGAACACGGCTCGGCACACGCTAAGGCGTTCGACGAAGCCCACATCATCACCCTGATTAAGTGCTCGGCCTTCGTGGCCCCGACTCACTTGGCTGGCTCGTTCAAGAACGGCCTGAAGGCTACCACTACCGGCCTGAACGCCGCTGTAGCGACTGCCACCCAGACTGCCGATGAAGTGAAAGCTAGCATCATCGTGAAGACCCACAAGGGCTTGCTGAAGGAGTTCGTTAAGCGCGACCTCGGTGGTTCCCTGAAGGCTAACATCACCTTGATGAACCCGGACATCTTCGATCTCTTGCTGGACGAGAAGAAGTTGATGAACGTGGACTACCAAGGCGGCAACGGCGACAATGACTTCGCTGCCCGTCGTGTTGCGTGGCTGAACGGCACCCGCGTCATTGAAACCCCGCGTTTCCCAACCGGCGTCATCACTGACCACATCCTCGGCGCAGACTTCAACGTCTCGGCTGCCGAGGCCAAGGCTGCCTTCATCATCTTCAACCCGGCTAAGGCTCTGGTGACTGTCGAGGCTAAGTCCATGACTGTTCATAAGTGGGACGACCCACAGCACTTCCAGTCGGTGCTCGACACGTACTGCATGTACACCGTCGGCCAACACCGCCCAGATGCGGTGGCTGTCGGCTTCACTGAGTAATCAGTAACTAAGAGGGAGGATGGGCCATTACGGCTTGTCCTCCCTTTTTTTTTGGGCTAAAGAAACCATGGATCTATTAAAAGCAGTGAACCTGATCTTGCCCGCACTGGGCGAGCATCCTGTTACGCGAGTGGATGTGAAGCACCCGACACTAGCAGTGATCCTGCCTGTGATCGACTCGAACGTGGACATGACCCTTATGCGGGGTTGGTGGTTCAACGAGTTCCCAACGACTCTGTACCCTGACAGCGAGGGCGGCATCGCCATCCCCACCGACACCTTGGCATTCATCCCAGACGAAGGGCAGCCGGGTACAGTGCGGAACGGTGTGTTGTTCAATACCACCACCCTCGACTACCTGTGGACGAAGCCAGTACCCGGCACCATCCAACTACGGATGGCCTTCGAGGAACTACCGGAGTCGGTTGCCACGTACGTGTTCTACACAGCGCTGGTGCAGATCTACCTAGTCGACATCGGCCTTGAGTCGGTAGTCGGGGAGTGGAAGCAAGTGGCAAAGACTGCGGAGTTTCTAGCCGCGAACGAACACCTACGGAACATGAGACACACGACCCGGAAGTCTGGGCGCTATGCTCGGCTCCGTTCAGCAATGAGGTCGTAACATGAGTGGATACGAGGGTGCGTACAGCACCATCCTGCAAGGGGTATCGCAACAGCTGCCAAAGCTACGGTTAGTTGGGCAGGTGACGGCACAGGATAACATGGTGTCAGACATCGTAACGAACGTCCGCCGCCGCCCCGGCCTTACCAAGAAGTTCCACTACGCTATGCCGGGGGAGGACACTGACAGCGTACGGGCGTGGGAGACAGACATCGCAGGGCAGCGTGCGCATGTGTTCGTTGGGGTACGCACAGGTAAGCTGCTGGTCATGTCGGAAGACCTCACCACTATGCGGTACGAGACGACCAGTGCGTACCTCCAAGCCAGCGCTGCTCAGGACATCCGAGGCACGACAGTAGGGGACGAGTTCTTCTTCCTGAACGTGACGAAGCAGCCAGCACTAGGTGCGCCATCGGAGACCCAGAGTTCACCTGACACCCTAGGCTTCTACTACATCAGGGCAGGGGCCTTCTCGAAGACCTACACAATCACAATCACAAATGCCTACGGGGCTATTAACCTCACATACACCACCCCGAACGGGACCGGTGCAGGTGATGCCGCAGCCTCTACGCCTGATGCCATTGCCTCCGCCTTAGCCAACTCCAACCCGGCTGGTGTGTCGGCGGTGCACATCGGGTTAGCGGCCACTGGCGCATTCGTAGGTATCTACAGTATCACGTACGCCGGTGGTGTGCTGTCTGTCGTGTCCCCATCAGGGTCCACGTACTTACAGTGCTCGAACGTATCCAAGGTGCGTACAGAGTCGGACCTACCGCAACTGCTACCGCCAGCGTGGAACGGGTACGTAATGTCAGTTGGGGAGCAGAGGCTGCTAAGGTACTACAAGTACAACGACGCACGTAAGGAGTGGCTAGAGTGCGGTGTGTGGGGTAGTCCCGCCTCCTTGACCAACATGCCACCAAGGGTCACATACGTAGGCGGTGTATGGTCTTTCGCCCAGCCAGCATACGAGGGGCGTTTAGCCGGGGATGAGGATTCAAATCCTAGTCCAGTATTCTGTACGACCCGCAAGCCTTCTGGGTTAGCGGCATTCCAGAACCGCCTAGTGATCCTATCAGGGTCTACTGTGTACATGTCGGCTAGTACAAACCCCCGTAGGTTCTTCCGCTCGACAGTTACGAGCTTGCTCGATAATGACACTATCGCAGTTGGCTCAAGCGCTAACAGTTCGGCTGAGTACCAGTACGCTGTCCCGTTCCAGAAAGACTTGCTGCTGTTCTCTCGGAAGTACCAAGCGCTGATCCCTAGCGGGGGTAACGCCGTTACACCACGCACCGCGACAGTCCTACTCACCTCTGCATACTCAGTGGACACACTATCTGAGCCTGTACCGGTAGGCCGCACGCTACTATTCTCCGCCCCACGGTCCTCAGACTACTTCGGGTTCATGGAGATGGTGTCCAGCCAGTACACGGATGCTCAGTACGTGGCGAACGATGCTACGGCCCACCTACCTAAGTACATGGGTGGGCAGTGCAGATTCGGTGTGGCTTCGTCGGTGGCTAGTATGGTGATGTTCGCCCCTAGCCGGGATAGGAACTCCCTCGTGGTGTACGAGTACAGCTGGGACGGGGACACGAAGGTGCAGCAGTCTTGGCACACTTGGCGGTTCAAATACCCAGTGGCCTCGGCCTACTTCTCGAACGAGGTCATTAACGTGATCTTCATTCAGAACGGTCTACTGGTAGGCTGCACGATGGATCCACGGCAGGGTGCCCTGAACTTCAGCAGCTCCCGTAGACCGTTCCTCGACTTCAACGGGGAGATCAACGTGGTGGATAACGTATGCACTGTGCCGTCGTGGTTGACTACATTCGACCCAGATGCTATTGCGAGTCTAAAGCTGTCGGTTAGCACAGGCCCGCTGGCAGGAGAAGAGGTCGGCATCGCCGGCCACGTAGGTAACGTGATCACCACAGTTAGGTCATTCCCATCGGGGTTGGTGAGCTTCGGGTTCCCGTACCGCTCCCTCATGAGCCCGACGCCACCAATTGCCCAAGACCACAACGGGATCAAGATCGAGTCGGCTAAGCTCACGGTACTCAGGTTCGGGATATCTACGCAGAACTCCAGCGAGTACATGGTGCAGGTCACGGACAACACTAGCCTTGATGCGGACGTACTAGACCAATCCACACTTCGGTTCTGCTCTACTGAGCTGGAGCTAGGGCAGGCCCGGTACGGCGTAGCCTCTAGGGCTGTAATCCCCGCACGGACGAACGCCGACACGACTACCCTCATGATGTACACAGAGGGCACAGGGGAGCTGAACTTCACCGGCCTAGATTACACAGGTCGATTCAATACACGCATCAGAAGGAGATAACCCGTGGTTTGGCCATTGATTGCAATGGCTGCCATGTCGATGATGTCTCAGAACAAGCAAGCTGCCGGGGCCGCAGACGCGGCTGGTAGCTATGCGATTCAGCAACGAGACAGAGCTTTGGATTACGTAGGCGAGTCCAAAGCCGCCATGGAAGCCAACACGAAGAACTTCCAAGCCCAAGCCTTCAGGGTTGGGATGTTGAACGTACAGAAGTCACAGGAGGTACGTGCTCTAGAACAGCGGAAGTTCGATGCCTCAGCCGGGGAGCAGGCAGCGCTAGGGACTGCGGCGGTTAACGCTGCGGCCTCTGGTACTGT